CCGGATTGCGGATGACATTCTTTCCTTCCTGATCAATGCTTATACATTGGGAATTAAAGCTGTTAGTCAAATGCTGGCGTATGAAATTACAGTGGATGTTTCCAAAATGAACGATGCTATCTATACCGTGATAGATGGCAAGACCTTTGAAGATCGTATTGCTGACCATGTAAACGCTGGTGATTTGGCAGGGCTGCAAACCTTGGCTGAGTCAGAGTTTCATAGGGTCTATAACACTGCAACGGATGATGGAGCAAAGAGTTTCAGCAGTTCCGTTGGATATGGTGTGAACAAGACCTGGGTTACAGTTGGTGATGACAAGGTTAGAGATACACATAGGTATCTGGAACAGATAAGTGTTGGATTGGATGAAGAATTTTATACCTATGACGGTGACCACGCATCGTACCCAGGAGGGTTCACTAAGGCTGAAAACAATGTTGGATGCCGATGTATCGTGGAATATCGAATGGATGCTGAACAGGAATAACCTGTTTACATAGCGGTAGGGAAACCGCTTTAACAACACGCAAACTCAGACAAGAGGATAAAACAGAAATCATAGTGAGGGAACACTTAAAACGCAAGGAGGACTTAATATGAGTTATTTAAGCGATTTACTGGGAAGTGCCTATAAAGAGGGCATGACCGAAGAAGAAATTTCTACTGCTTTGCAGGCTGCTGGGCAGGGAAATGAAGCCGAAGTGAACAGGCTGAAAGCTGCTTTGTCTAAGGCAAACTCCGAAGCTGCCGATTACAAGAAGCAGTTGAGAGGTAAGCAGACAGAGGATGAAGCTACTGCTGCCGCCCAGAAGGAAGAACATGATCGACTTATCCAGGAAAATGCTGATTTGAAACGGTCTATGGCTCTTTCTGAGAAGAAATCTAAACTTCTGGCTATGGGTTACACTGAGGAACTGGCTGATGCCACGGCAACTGCTATGGTTGACGGTGATATGGACACTGTGATGGTAAATCAGAGTAAATATCTCGAAGCCCAAAAGAAATCTATCCGTGCTGAACAGATGAGAGGTACACCCCGCCCTGCTGCGGGAGCCGAAGGTACAGACGGTATGGATTATCAGAAGAAGATCGAAGAAGCCCAGGCACGTGGGGATTATTCCACTGCCGCATATTATACCCGTCTGCAAGCGCAGGAAATCGCTGCCGAACAGACAAATTAAATTTTAGATAAGGAGTGAACGAAAATGGCTGACGTTATTGCAACCAGTTTTGGCGTACTGAATTATAGCGGTATGCTTTTTAACAAGGGTAATGTTCGTACCCCTCTTAGTTCCATCATCGGTTCTAAGGCAAAAACGACTAACCATGTAGAGTTCGTTACAGGTCAGGAATACACCGCTGGTGGTGATGGTTCCCAGCCTGAGATCAGCGAAACTGCATCTTTGACTGCCCCGGATGGTTCTGTTGTAACCCGTGAGCAGAAAACCAATGTGACCCAGATTTTCCAGGAGAGCGTGGGTATCTCTTATGCCAAGCAGTCTAACATGGGTACTCTTTCTGGTATCAATGTTGAGAACCAGCAGGCTAACCCTATGAACGAACTGGACTTCCAGGTTGCGGCTAAAATCCAGAAGGTAAACCGTGACATTGAGTACACCTTCATCAATGGTGTGTTCAACAAGGCTACCAAGGATAGTGAAGCCAACAAGACCCGTGGTCTTATCCCTGCTATCACCTCTAACACTATGGCTTTGGGCAAGAAGCCCCTTGGTCTGTGGGAGATTGCAGATATGGTTAAGAAGATTTACGGCGCAAATGCACCTACTGAGGGTCTTTGCCTGTGGTGTGATGCTACTACTCTGTTCCAGATCAATGCTGATGCTGTACAGAATGGTCTTACCATCGTACCTGCTGCCCGTAATATCAACGGTATTGCACTTTCCAGCGTGGTAACGCCTATCGGTGTTGTTTACCTTTACCTTGGTGAGTGTCTGCCTGCTGGTACTGCACTTCTCTTGAACCTTGATGTTCTTGCACCTGTATATCAGCCTGTTCCGGGCAAGGGTAACTTCTTCCTTGAACCGCTTTCTAAGGTGGGTGCTGGTGAGAAGTATCAGTTGTTCGGTCAGATCGGTCTTGATCATGGTCCCGAATGGTATCACGGTAAGTTCACTGGTATCAGCACTGCGTTTGAGAAGCCTACATATAGCCGTTCTGTCTATGTGGCAAATGCTTCTGAGATTGGCACTGCTAATGCGTAAGTAAGAAAGGATGGTGGATGATATGACCGATGCTGAGAAGCTGAAAATGCTTGAACATTTGACGGGCGAAACAGAGCAGGATGTATTGTCCACCTATCTGTTTCTTGCGAAAGGAGTAGTGCTTTCCCGTGCATATCCTTATGGCGGGAGTGAAGAAGTGCCTACCCAATATGACAGCACTCAGGTTGAGATAGCTGCCTATATGCTGAATAAAAGAGGTGCAGAGGGTGAGATCACCCACACTGAAAACGGGGTGTCCCGTCAGTATGAAGATGGTGATATTCCTCCCTCCCTTCTGCGCCGTATCGTTCCAATGGCGGGGGTGTTGTAAATGAAGCTGATGAAAAGAAATCTCTCTCCAATTTACTACTGCCTTTACAAAGGGCGTGAACCCTTGCTGGATGAGGACGGAAACGAAACGGGCGAATATACCATAGGGTATCAAAAGCCTGTAAAGCTGATGTGTAATGTATCCCCGGCAACGGGGTACGCACAAGCTACCATGTTCGGTAATTTAGAGTCCTATGATAAGGTTCTGGTTACTGATGATATGAGTTGCCCTATTGATGAGAATACTGTTCTCTTTGTGGATAGCAAGCCTGGTTACAATCAGGGAGTTCCCACTTACGATTACACGGTTCGCCGTGTGGCAAAATCTTTGAACAGTATTTCCTATGCGATTAGTAAGGTGAAGGTATCGTGAGCAAACGTGTGATTAAAGTAGAGTTATCCGAACAGAGTATTGAAAAAGCCATACGGGAACTCAATAACTACAAGAAGTGGTTGCAGGACTGCACGGAAAAGTTTCTTAAAGAACTGGCAGATGTAGGACTTGAAATTGCAACTGCAAAATTCAGAGCAGCAGATTATGACGGAACCAATGATGTGACTGTATCGGTGGAAAACCGGGACAAGAACAAAATTGCCGTTGTAGCTGTAGGCGGAGCGGTCTTGTTCATTGAGTTTGGTACTGGTATCAAATACCCGAATGACCATCCAGAAGCCGGGAAAAACGGTTTTACACACGGAGGTTATGGTCATCATCTTGGACGATTGCAAAACGGTTGGCGTTATCAGGGTGAACCCGGAACTCACGGTGAACGTGATGATGAACACCCTGGATATATCAAGACCAAGGGCAACAAAGCAAATATGTGTATGTATGAGACAATCAAAGAGTTGGAGGATAAATTTGAGGAAATAGCAAGGAGGGTTTACGTATGATTGATTGTGAAAATGAGGTTTATACCCGTATCGCAAAAATGCTGCGTGAGAAGTTTCCCGGTATCAGTGTAGCCGGGGAGTATGTGAAATCCCCTTCTACGTTTCCCCATGTGAGTATTACCCAAAGTGATAACCCGACTGTGAGTAGTCGAATTGACAGTAGCATGAAGGAAAATATGGTAAAACCCATGTTTGAGATCAATGTGTACTCCAATAAAACAGGGGGTAAGAAAACAGAGTGTAAGTCGATTGCAAAAGCGATTGACGATTTGCTTTTCTCCATGAATTTCACCAGACTGGCTTTTACGCCTGTTCCGAACTTGGAGGATGCAACTATTTATCGTATAACGTCCCGTTACCAAGTGGTGACGGATGGAAAACACTTTTATAGGAGGTAATTCAAAATGGCTACAAGTACGTATATGACTTTCCTTATGCACAAGAAGTCCACTACTTATGAGAAACTGTTGGACATTACGGAGTTCCCGGATATTGGGTCTGACCCTGAGTTGCTGGAAACTACAACTCTGTCTGACAAGATGCAGACTTTCATTCTGGGTATCCAGTCCAATGAGGGCTTGCAGTTCAACGCAAACTATGACCACACGGAGTACAAGGCTCTCAAAGCCCTTGAAGGCAAGACTGAGGGTTATGCTATCTGGTTCGGTGGTACAGAGGGTGACGATGGTACTGTAACTCCTACTGGTAGCGAAGGTAAGTTCTCCTTTGACGGTCAGCTTTCCGCTCATCCTACCAGCGGTGGTACTAACCAGGTGCGAGGTATGTCTATCACCATTGCACCGTCTACTGTGATCAGCTTTGAGTAAGAGTGGTCAACATATCATTATTTAAGATAAGGAGATAAGAGCAATGGCTAAACAGATTATTTTCACTTATGAGGACAAGGAATACACGCTGGAATATACCCGGCGTACAATCAAGCAGATGGAAGCCGAAGGGTTTGTTGCCAATGACATTGACAACCGCCCGATGACCCTTCTACCTGCCCTGTTTGCGGGTGCTTTTAAGGCACACCACCGCTTTGTTAAACAGGAAGTGATCGACAAGATTTATGCGGCTATGCCCAATAAGGAAGATTTGATTGGCAAGTTGGCTGAAATGTACAACGAACCTATCATGTCTCTGATGGACGAGCCTGAGGATGCTGCGGGAAACGTGGAGTGGGTGACCTCTTGGTAACGGAGGGGTCATCTGATGATCACAATGGGGGCGGCGGTGCAAGCCGTCCGTCCCCTCTTTTGCGTTACGGTGAAAAGTTCGATGAACTGTGTCCGTATTATATGAGCCTTGGTATGTCCTATTCTGACTATTGGGATGGTGACGGTGCTATGGTGAAATATTACAG